CACCCAACAACGCGTGTTGGTTATAGAACAAAGGATTCCCGTCAAACGTTGTTACCGCGGAAGTGAATCCTTGGTTAAACACGTTCCAAGCAATCATCTCTTTGGTAAACGCCGCAGAACGTGCCAACAACGTTGGACCCTTCTTACCAACAAGCCCATACTGATCATCGTCATACAGTTCCTTGGAAGTACGAATTCCAAGGCTGTAAGTCAGCGGTTCAACACGCTTAGAACCACCCTGAATGATCTCTGAATAATACGTGGAAGCATCTTCCGGCTTCTCAATAAGAACAGAGAGTCCTGCCATTTCCAAGTCCTGTTCATATTCCGAATGACTATCCACTTCTTTAAAAATCTTTGGATAGTCAGACTGCTTAAGCGCGTACTCAAGGCTATCGAAGTAGATCTTCCGAAGCCCCGGCTGCATCAGTTGCGGAAATTTAGCTCTTACTTGAGGCATTAAGAATCTCCTTCGGTTATGCTACTTGAACTGCTGAACTCAGAAATACAAACGTAACTGGCGCATTGAGGTAAGAACCAAAAGGAAGGCCCACAACCTGCACTACTGCTGAACCACCTGTTTTACCGCCATCAACATACCAGTAACCATTGGCATCCTTGGTCATCCCCAATGAAAGACCAATAGTAGCCTGTACTGGAGTCCAGTTCGCAGCTACTGTTCCAGTGGAATTGTCATACAAAGCCTGGAAGATGTTATCCTGATTAGGCTCCATATACAATGTACGCCCATCAGATACTGGAGTACCGATAGCGATGTTTACACCATTTGGTTGATTAGGAACATTGCCATAAGTCTGTGTTGCAACGTTTCCAGTGATTCCACCGAACGGAGGAGTGGGTGCTCCTGCGCCAGCAATACCAAGGTTAAGACCGAAAGACTCTGATACTCCTAGAATCCCGGCAGCTACAGTTACGCCATCCCACTGTTGGACAAAACCTGAGCCATTAAGCTGTACAGGCGAGCCAAACAAGAAGGTCTGACCCGCCGCTTCAGGCTGCGAGCTGGTAAAAGGCGTAGTGTTCGCCTTATTAACAACCTGCCTGATTGGCATATGCGTAGTCAAATTCGCTGCGGCCATCTCAAACTCCCTTATATGTTATTGGCGTCGCCTGCTACGATGCCGGTTGTGGTTAAAGTAGGCTACCTGCTCCTACAAATTCGGATCGTCATAAAAATTACCAACTTCAGGAGATGTAGGTAACATGAGTTCGTATGAATTCTTTGCTCGAACTCGTGGTGGTCTGTTTCTATTAGAAAGTTGGTTCAACGAAGTCTGTAGTGCTTTCTTTCTACGTCCATAAAGTATACGCTTGTGAACGCGCATTGCTACTACGTCAGCGTATACGTATAGTTGCTCAGAATCAAACTGCAATGGTGCTGTGAAGTCAGGATGAATATGCTCTGGTTTAAGCATTTCGTAGCCCATAGCCATAAGCTGTCCAATACGACGTTGATCTCGTGAAGCCCATACTACTTCATATGAGGTGTCAGCGAGTTTCATGTTCATATAGTCAGGCAACTCATGCTCAACTACAGGAATGTAAAACTCAGAGCTAAAAATATCACGCTCTTGGACTTTTGTCCAGTCAGGTTCTACTGGTTTTGCGGCCTCAATAGCAGCATGTTGACGCTTGAGTAAAATCCCTTCAAGAGCCTTTTCAAGAGCTTCTTGGTTCAACGCCGGATCAGCCAGTACAGCCGCTGCGGCAGCAGATTTAGCCTGTGCGGTTACTGGCGCCGGAGTTGGAGCACTTTGTGTTGTATTATGCGCAATCTCTGACATTACAGCACCCCTTCTGCATCAAGCATTTTCACGTATTCATCATAAGGAATACTTGACTGACGTGCTGCTCGTTCAATTTCTTTTTTATACTCGCCAGTAATTTCAAATTTCTTCTCGCCACCACCTCCACTACCACCAGTACTCCCACCACTGTTACCACCACCCCCAGTGCCACCAGCAAACCTAGTTTTGAGCTTGCCTTCAACAATCTTATCGTTATGCTGACCGATGACAGTGTAATAAGTGTTCGCAATGTTTACAGGATTAAGCCTGAAATCTACACTTTGCTGAGCCAGCAAAGCATCAACTTGTGTTTTAACATCGCCGGTGTAGTATTTGAACTTATCCTGATCTTCAAACACCTCACGTCTTACAGCATCAGCATGAACTGCTTTGATAGCCTGAGTCTGTCCTTGAGTAGCAAGTCTTATCGCAGCAGCAGGATCAGTAAGAATCAACTCTGCAATCTGTTCTTCAGTTTGCTCGGAGGTTTCTTGAGTTTTAACTCTTCTCGCTGCTTCTTCTGTGGCTCTACGTGCAGTCTCACGTTCAGTCTTGTCAGCTACCATAATATCTTTCATACTATTGATAGCTTCTTCAAGCTTTGAAACCTTTCCTGCCGCTTCGGCACCATCTTTGATCTGCTTCGCCAACTCATCAGGAAGAGTAAACTCTGCTTGTCCTTCCTGCGCTTCTGCTTTCTGCCACGGAAACCTTGCCATTAGAGCTTACCTCCTTCTTGATTGTTCACCAGAGCTATCTTAGCCTGTTCATTCTTTACTTGCTGCTCTTCCAAAGACTTGAGCATACTCGGCAGCTCAAGTAACGATGTATAAGTTTGTAAAAGCTGCACACCGTTAGCAGTTTGAATCTTCACATCCTCTGCCGGCTTAGAGAAGTCTATACCACAAATCTTCTCATAAGCTCCTTGTCGGCACATACTAAGATAAGCCAACACCGGACGGAACCGCTCCTCCTGCCATAGCTCCTGAAGGGACTCCCGGTACTTGACCAAATCCACCAACCTGTTGATTTCCATTTGTACCTGCTCCTTGTTTTGGCGAACCTCCAGCTTGCTGCTGGAAGGCTTCGATAATCTTAGCAATGTCTGGAAGTATCGTTGCCGGATTATCTTTGTTAAATGCGCGCAACAAGCCCTGCATTGTGGCTTTTGTTGCAAGTAGCATATCAAAATAATATGCTTTAAGCTCCGGTGGAATGTTAGGTGTTCCTAAAGCTTGGATAATTTGAGTCTGTGAAGCATAGTACCTATCCAAACGATCAGACAACAACACATCATTCTGCTGATCCAAAGCCTTGTTCATTGAGGCCGTTGACGGCCTCAAGCGAAGGCCAAGAGTTCCATCTTGGAACATTTTAAAAGCCCTAGTAAGTTGCTCAGCATTTTTACCATAGCTCTTGAGCTTGTCTCCAATACCAAAATTGGAGTACATCGTAAGCCATTTCAACCCTAGCTTCACATGAGCAGAACGCATGTCTCCAGTACGAAGACTGTTACGATTATTCTGTTGCATCATCACCATGCTCGTACCAGAGGCACTGTAAATCCCACGCTTCGGATTTACAATCCCTCCTCCTGTACCTCCTGATGCCGGATCAACTCCAGTTCTTTCTTTAGCAATAGCCATGTGGAACTGGTCAGGTCCATCTGAATATCCAAGATCTGCGCCAGTTTTGATGTATTCAAGTTCGTCTTTTCTAGCAGGGATACCTACTCCTGGAAAGATGTCCAACACTGAGGAGAGCTTGCTTTCTGGATCAAATCTCCACGCTCCAAGCATAGCATAATTGCGGTTATTTGTTCTCCAGTTATTGTTATTGGAAACCTCCTTCTGTATCATATGAACCATTTCAGCAAAACCAGTGCCGAGGTAAGATTCATCATCGTAAGCTAGTTTCATGTCCTGATAAGGGACTAAATTTTTGGGGTAATTGTTAAACACAACAAACAGGATTTTCTCACTACGTTTGTGATATTTAGCGATGAAGGAATGCTTGGCCCCGCCCAAGTAAAAAGTGAAGTGAACTGTATAGATGTACCATCTTGCTGCTCCAGTGTCAATGCCAGCGGAGTCAAGTGAGAAAGCTTTGTTAATTTCACGCTCCATCTCCGTTTCTTGTACAGCATCAGGAGCTAAAAGCAAGTCATCAAGATCTTTTTGCTTGTAGTACGGACTCTTTGCCTTAAGGTCTTGAACTCCCCAGTAATCAAGAGAGTCAATGTGATAAAACAACTTCATGTTCTCTAGCTTCGGAACACTAGGATCAAAACCGAAACGATTCAAAGGTAAAAGTTCAGGGCGTGGACCATCAAAGCTAGTAAAAGGCTGAGACTTACTCTGTACTGGAGAGTCATCATTAAGCCCTCCGGCAACATACACACGTTCTACTTCAGTCTCATACTCATATGGAGTATGTATCACTCCAGTTCCATACTTAATCGCTGAGTGATTTGCTGACTGTGAAACTCTATAGTAGTCAAGTTCCTTTGGACTGTACGCCATGTCCATGAGGAAATTCTGCATCAGGTCTTTGAGTTCTTCGCCGTCCTTGGTTTCTAGGTCTCCACTCATCGTAGCAGACCACAGTGGATCGTACATCCAAATACCAGCCTGTACCCTAGCCAAAAGTTCATCTGAGCTAGTTCCAATAATCGGAATTACAAGATTCGCTGCCCCTGGCCACGGCCAATCTGCTGTTTCATTCTTAGGACGTGCCTTGTACAACCGCACATACTCTGGCAATTTCTCAGTTCTAAATGACATAAGCCGGCGATCTAAGTGAGCAACTTTGTCTTTGACAAAAAGACAAATCTCCTTATAATCATCTGGACCGATGAGTTCTGAGTTAACGAGTGTGGGTGGTTGGTAGGGCATTTAGAGAATTCCTGACTGTGGAGAAGAAACTGAAGTTGTATTAACTTGCGCTGAACCAAGAGGAACTGCAAATGCCGCTGGTATTGGCTTGTTAACAGTAGTAAGCTGCCCAGTTGTTTGTGACGTTGTGGGTATAACCTTTGGCATCACATCACTGAAGCTTTTGAAATCTGAGGCTAAGAGACTAAGAAACTTAAACAAAAACCTGTAGCCCTTAGCACTCGTTCCATCCGGCTCAGGCAAAGCTTGAACAGCAGCACTAAAAATTGTATTTGCTATCCAAAAAGCAAGAAGCCACTGTACTGGGACTGGAAAATTCATTTACTCGATCCCTCCTGCTTACCTTTGAGATAATTGTTATGCCCATGCCTAAGCATTTCATTATACGAATACAATGGAACATCAGGAGATAAATCTAATGCTACACCCATCGCACCTGATGCCGGTATTGTAGGACATGCTGGCTGCCCTACTCCACCGCAAGGAAATAAAATTGGTTTTGGCATTTCACTCCTCCAAAGAATGCTGCGCTGGAATCTGATTAATGGGTCTTTGAAACTCGTGAAAAGTTGACAAACTCTGGAGTATAGTTAAGATCATTCCAATAGCAATAACTGCCAACCACATTCCTTGTTGTTTGGAAATATAATCCCTGGTTTCTTGAATAAAACCCTTTGTTCCATTTGAATAGAGATCATGTTTCACCAACTCCATATCATTCTCCACAGATGCTAATCTGGTTGTTATTGAGGGATTATTTACATCTTTTCCTTTGTACATGTCGGTGTAAATCTCATTCACCGCATTTGCTATTTCTTGAATATCCGGCATCTACAAGTCTCCCCGTTTAGCTCTGTCTTTTTCACTCTTTACTCCTTCAGCTAAACTTGACTTAGCTGTTAAAGTTAAAAGTTCCTTCCTAGCAATCTTTAACTCTTCTCTGAAAGCTATCAGATTACCGTCAACATTTTTAGAGACCTGAGAAAGTTTTACAAAAATTCCTGTCACTGCTGCGATGATAATTCCACTAAAAGAAGTAATGATTGAAACTGCCACCGCATCTGTCATACTATCCCCTAACTCGCAGCCGCGGCCATTCTTCTAACAAACTGTGCCCGTTGTTTTGCTATGATGTCGGTTATATCCTTCTGAGACCTGGTATCAAACTTCCAAATCTGTGGTCCATAGGATAAAACATCCAGCAAATCAATCAAACCTTTGCGTTGACCGAACATATCAACTTCTTCCATTAGCTCAGTGCAGTTGTTAGAATCAACCCAAAGTTCTTTTGCTTCTATTGTTGGAATAAAGTTGTTAATACGTTCCAACTTAGCGCCGGCATCGTTTGGTGTCTTCAACGGCAAGAAGTTTATAACTGCTAACTCAGGACGTGTATCCTTGTGGTCAGCTACAAACTCATTCAAATGATATAACAGATACTTCTGCGCTCCTACAGCTTCAACGTAGACTTTATTAAGCTTGTATTTGATGGCATAAAAAAACACCTTCTTTACAAACTCTTTAATGTCTACGGCCTTCGCCCATTGATCGAGCAAGTAAATTCGGCGAGGATACCGTAGAACTCCCGTCACCACAATAGCATGACGGCATCGACCATTCTTTCCTACTGCTTGACCAAGATGTGAACCACCGTGGTTAGGATCTACCACCATGTAACGATCAAGACGTAAAGGAAACTCATCTTTTTCCACGTCGCCGTCAGCAACGTGATGCCGGATGACTGTACGATACTGCAACGGCGCTGGATTCATTACCTCGAAGAGTCTCTTATTGTACGGAAGCTCCTTCGGTATCGCAAGTGCGTTGTTGACTTTTTCATAGTTGAAGTACCTAAAGTCACTCTTGTTGATTTTAACTTTGCTAGGATCAATCGGGAAGTTGAGAAATTGGCAAGAGAAGTGATAGCTACCAAGTCTCCGCTTCCAACGCAAAAGTTTTTCTTTGGTAAATGCTTCAGGAAAGATAGGTTCTCCGAACGGGTGTAAGGAGCAACATCCTCCCAAAGCAGCGTGCGTAACCCACGAGAAGTAAGGTTCTTCTTTTCTGATGTGTGAATTGAGATCATCATGGCTCCAGCGATTTCCTACTACAATTTCGTCAAAATCTCTTCCCGGATTATTGGGGTCACTGTCAGTCGCACCCACCAGAATCTGATGGTAGTCGATGGTATCCGCCATAACAATAGGAGACTTACGCGCTTCTCTACCAACCAAGTCGTCTTGTATAACCAAGTTATAGTGCCTAGACTGGAGAGCTGCTCCGACACCGATGAAATCAAACGTTCCTTCTCCTTGACCTCTTCCTTCAGGTGTCCGGCGTTGATGTAGAGATTCATTAGTCCAAGTTTCTTTTTCTGTGGGTAGAATCTCTGGAAACAATTCACGGAGATTCTGCGTGTTCTGATAGTGGTTTGAAATCCTACTCCCTAGCTTGATGGCGTTTTTAATCGTTTCAGAGACGAGCAAAATTCTGACATCCTGACTGTGGCATCTTTGCATCCATTGGATAAATAAATCTGAGTAACCAACGTTGCAGAGGAAGTCTTCGTCGCATTTGCTGAAAGGCAACGCACGCCAGATAGGGAAGCATTCACTGTACACTGTAGACTTGAAATGATCACGAGGGATCTCGATTCCTTCTTTGAGTCCGTCTTTCATTACAGTCAGGCACATTTGATGATGCAAGTTCCGTGCCTTGTCAGGATTTTTGCTGAAGCGATTTTTTCCCAGACACCAGACAGAGAAAAAGTACAAGTCCATAAAACAGTTGGCTCTGTAAATGAGACGCTTCTCTGCCGGATCTTTTGTGAGGATTGCTGGTATGAGATTGTAACCCAGAATAGTAGAGCGAGGTACAAATGTGTTTCCAGTTTCTCCAACTTGCATGGAGTCTAAAACACGAAGTGTATCTCGTACCTTCTGCTCTACTTCTCTGGTGTTCATGCTAGGAAAGCTCCTTTTAGCTCGTAACTGCCGGCGCAGGGTTTTGAGCTTTCTGCAATGCTTGTGCCATCAAAGTAAGAACCTCTTCGTTCAATCCATTGATAATTGTTGCTGCTGGAATGAACAAAGGCTTCTTCTGACACTGTACAAGCAAAACCTCAGCGTTGGGGTCATAGTTGTAAGTAAACACAAACGACCCGTGAGTTACTGTGCCGACGTTGCTAGTAATCTCAACACCTGTATCAGTGTTGACTTTAGCCTTAAACTCAGCAAAAGCTTCT